TCCCACTCAGCAGTATCCTCCGAGAGCTTGATGCCGTCCGTCTGAGCCCAGGTGGAGCCGCTCTGGTTGACATCGTCCAGAAAAAGCTCAGCGGCTGCCAGCACGCGAAGATCGCCTGCGGTGCTCTCAATCACACCGTCAGTGACACCAACGTCGATGGGGCGCGTGCCACCACTGTTGATCGACGCACCACTGGCGAAGTCCACGTCGATGGCATCGTTATCGTAGAGGTCGACACCTGAGTGAATGTTGATCTCCGACGTACCGCCACCGCTACCTTCGATGACGCGGAACAGGTCTGCGTTGGCAAGATCGCGGATCGACCACTCGATGCCAGCCGCGAGGTCGAGGTCGGCGTTATTCGTTAGCTCGACCGGGGTGACGCCCTGATTGTCGTAGGCCACCTTCCTGGTGACCGTGCTCCCCGTAGGCACGTCCACGCTGGCGCCGCCGAGGAAATTGTCTTCGGTGAGGTCTTCCAGACGGATGCGCTGGACCGCGCAGTAGTTGATGGTCGCGCCGCCAATGTCGGTAGCCGGAACCGCCTCCAGGTCGTCGCCCGTGGCGTTGATGCGGACGAAACTGATCTGGACGCGAGTCGTCGTAGCGCCAGTGATCGTGACACCGTCTGTGAGACCAGACTCCCCCTGTAGCAGTCCGTAGACCTGTCGAGAATCGGAGAGGATCGGATCGCGGGTTGAGCCGTCAACGATCTGCATCAGGTTCTTCGGGCTGATCGCGGTGGAGCCCACAACCTCGTCCAGCGCGAGTTCACCGAATGTTCCGGTGTGGGGGGCGACCACGGTGCCCAGAGTGGTCACCGCACCGACAGCAGCGATGGTCTGGGCGGGGAGTTCCCCACCACCGAGGATCGACACATCACCCGCACCACCCGTTAGGGTCGCGGTGCCCCAGGAGCCGGTGGAAGCGGTTTCGCTGACCGCGATTGCGTTGGCTGCGGTGCCAGCGACCTTGGCCGTCGCAACCGTCGTGGTCGCGCCGTCCGTCGCGGACACAGTCGGGTGCAGCGTCATGGCCGCTGCGTAGTTGGTGCCCGCAACGCCGTCGAGGTTGATCGCTCGGCGCAGGTTCTCGTGGGACAGCGCGACCGTCGCGCCGATCTGCACGTTGCCGTCCACGTTGGTCAGCGTGGTCTGGAACGCGTAGACCTTGCCGTCGATGGTGACGGTCTCGGTGTCCAAGAAGTTCGTCGCGTTGGTCAGGGTCGCGGCAGCGCTCACGGCTGCTGGGACAACGACGTCGACTAGACTCCAGGTGCAAGACAGGACGCGTTTCTTCTCCAGTAGGTGAAGCGCGTCGTTGAGGTTGGAGACACCACGCTGGGTGCCGGTTTCCAGGGCGGACGGCGTAGTGATGACGTCGTACCAGTTGCCTGCCTGGACATCGAGGAGATGCGACAGCATCGAGCGCTGGTTGTTGAGGTCCGTCTCGATGTGGACCGGGTTCGTTTCGAAGTTGGCGATGGACGGCACTACCGTGTCGTCATAGACGTCCGAGGTACGAATCTGAGTGTCTTGACGAATGAACGTGCGTGCCATGCTCTACCTACTTGTCCCTGTGTCCCTCAAAATGCGGTCAACGACTCGACACGGATGAGGTCGCCCTTCCGTATCTTCATCTCAAATGCGACGGAACTTGTGGACACATAGTACACATCCCGCCCGCCCCCTAGTCCTGCGCTCTTGCTCAAGACTACACCATTGAGCCACATCTGAACTCGTGTATCATCGCGAAATTCAGATCCAGACACCGGAAGCACCGGGGTGCCGAAGCTGGAGTAAAGGGCCTGCGCCCCCGCGACGGAGAATGACCCTGTCTGGATGTCGAACACATCTCCAGGGGGGATCAATGCCGTGAGCACATCCACCTCAATGAACGGCTTTCTGGCGGATGCGCCCGCGCCCGCGATGATTGCGTTGAGGACATCATCGGCCAACTCCTCCAGGGTGACTTGCGTGCCGCCAGGTGATAGAGGGTCACCGGCAGGAATGGGTAGGCGCGGGTAATAAGGCGGGATCACCACGCCCTTGTTTGTGCCCATGCACGAGAACACGCGACCTTTTCCGGTCTCTGTTGCGATGATTTCGTTGCGATTGGTCAAAGCCTTCTCAGGCTCATGACGGTAGTCGCGAATCACGCGGTTTGGGGTGCCCACACCGGCACTCTACCCAATGTAACCAGGAGGAGGTACGCTCATCATTGAGTTGATGAGCGTCTGCTCGACCTGATCCCACTCCTCACGCCCTTCGGAGCGAAGTTCCTGGGCGTCGGTCTGAATTTCGCCGCCTGCACCTCTGATTGGTCCCTTGCTACCGAGCGTTCGCGCGAGAATGTACTTCGCTCGCGCCGTCGCAGCCTTGAGGAACAGGCTCACCTGGTCGTAAGGGATCTCTTCAAGCAACATCTCGCGCGTGGCGAGAGCCATCACTCGTGTATCTCGGCTAGGACTGCTGATGTACAGTTTCCTATCCGACGGATTCCAGTACCAATCGGGGCGAGAGCCCGCCAAACGCTCGTAGCGACGTTGAGCGACTTGCAATTCGTAGAAAAGTCGCGGCCCTTCGGCGCCCCATCGCAGATTGTAGCCCTCAAGGTAGCCTGAGCGCGTTCCAAGTATGCGCCTGTCCGCATCGCTGAACTCAACGCGCACGATACGCCGGATGTAGGCGTCGCTAGCCGGTGATGTGTGTGCTTCATCCGCGAAGAACGCGATGATGACGGTGTCGGTGGCTGGAATGTCGAACGGGAACCACTGCTTGCACGGGCGGTAGCGATTCCACAATTCAAGTGCGCGCGAAAGTGCGGAGTTGAGTTGATTGACGCTCAACTCAGGGTCGACACCGTCGCCTCCCAGGTCTTCTAGGATGCGACGGTGCCACTCTGGCCGCGTGTAGCCCTTCGTCAAGGCTGAGGGGGTCAGAGCGAGTGGAGAGCCGGGTACAGGTTGTTGATCTGACATGGGCTCTCCTCTTCTTAGACGTTGAATCCGAGACGCTCTCCGATTAGCCCCTGCATCAGCGGTCGAGTCACGGTCGCTTCTGCGTCGTCAGGGTCTAGCGCCGACTCCGGGTCGATGCCGAGCATGCCGCACCACGTAGTGAGCGTGGAGTGAGACGCACGCTGCAGCTTGCGCTTAGAAAGCGGAAGTGGCACCTGATCCCCCACGTCAGCGCCCTCGCCTGACTCCGTAGAGGGCGCCTCAGCACGCGCAACGCGCGTTGAGGTCACCACAGTCGGTGCGGTAGTCTCCGGCGGCTCTACGGGCGTGGGATCCTGTGCAGGTACCTGCCCGCTGGACGAGCGCACAGTGACTGCACCATCCACATCGACCAGTTGCGGTCGAGAGGTGGACGGACCGCCACTGCGGTTGCCGCCGGGGAGGATCGGATCCCCCTCAGCATCAATTCGCATCGGCGTGCGCGGGGCTGAGGTACCCTGCTGCCCTGGCATCGCCTGCTGAGCGTCAGGTTGGGTCGCATTCGTCGCGGTTGGGATTGCGGCAGCGACATGAGCCGGTGCCGTGGTCCCTTTGCGGTAGGTGCCCTTCAGCCCTTTGGCGTCGTGCATGCGTCCGTGAGACATGATGACGTTACGCCGCATCTCAGCCATGGACTAGATTCCCCTCGCGGCGCGCTGCAATGGAGTGAGGTGCGCCGAAGCTGGCTTCGGGGCGGGCGGCTGCTCAGCACCGACCTCGATGCTCCTGAGTCGAGCGGCCTTAATCCAATCCTCTTCCTCGTCGCCGACGCGGATGCGGCGGATCTTGTTGACCTGACCAAGTCGCTTGGCGTCGACACGGTAGAGCGGCATGAGTCCAGGCATCTTGCCGACGCACTCGATGATGTAGTAGGGTCCGCGCCTGCGGTCGCCGACTTCCAACCGATGCGGGTCGTTCAACGTGTGGGGCGCCGAGATCATGAGTGACTGGTTGCCAATGTTGATGACCACGTCTTCGGGCGCATCTTCGTTGGTGTACTCGTAGAGTTTCTCGTCGTCTTGACTGGTGGCGAGCGCTTCGCCTCGTGCTGATTCGATCATGGGTAATAGCCTCCTGGGCACAGCATAGCAGATGCCACCCGCGTTGCCCCCACGGGTTTTGGTGCCCCTACGGGTATCCGGCAGGGTTGTTGGTCCGGTTGATTATCGACATCAGAGCGCGCACCTCACTCGGGGTGGCGCCCTCCAAGAATTTCTTGAGGTTCTTCGGACCGTCTGGTCCCAGCTTCTTGAAGAGCTTCGCGAACCTGCCCGCGTCGTAGTCGTGGTCACCTTCCATCATGCGCGACGTCTGCATGGATGCGTGGCCGTGGTCATTACACTCGTTGAGGTACTGGTTCCAACTACGCATTGTGCTCTCATCCTGGTTGACTGACTCGGACTTAACACCGAACGGTGATCCGAGCAGGATCTTCATGTGTGACTTGCCCGCGATCTTGCGGCGATACCAACCGGGGTGCTTCGGGTACTTACCGTCAGGATGCGCGCCGATCCACTCGACAGTCTTGCCTAGAACCTTCTCGACGTCGGCATGGTTGTTGACTGAGGGTGCACCATGGTACTTGAGCAGGACGTGCGCGATTGCACCGCTCATCTCGGCGTAGAAGCCCTTAGTCTTGAGACTGACGCCCGACTTGGCGATGACGAAGTCCTTGCTGGCCTTCGCACCGTCGTGACCCATGCCTACTGACTTGAGTCCGTAGGGCTTCTTCTTCGCGAGCTTGACTACATCCGCTTCGGGGTCGCTGTCGATGTCGGCGGCTACCCAGAATGACGCGTTGTTGACGATGTCAGACGGGCTCGTGATATTGACGTGACCACCGATGGGTTTGTAGGCAAGGTCAACAAGGTCAAATAGTTCCTGAGCCAGCACCTTGTTATTATTGAGGTCGGACTTCGATAGCTCGACCCACTTGCCGTGCTTACCCTTGAAGGTCTGAGCGTCCTCCAACACGGAGCAGCGGTAACGGTCCCAAGTTTTCATCCGTGAAACATCAGTTCGGCATTGGACATGGCTTCACGCTGCCCGCCGGGCATCGGCTTCTTACCGTAGTAGCCGTCGTAGTACCACCGACCTTCATCCACGTAGAAGTACATGCCCGTCCTGCTGTCTTCCAACGCGTTTCTGACGGTCCAGGTGTTCTCGGGGCTACCCATCCCGTTGTTGGGGCCGTAGTAGACGACCGACACATCACCCGTGTAGTCGAACACCTCCCGTTGACGCACCAGTGCGGCGCGTAACATGCTGGGATCCTCGTTAGCACCACCTGACCCGTACATCCGCAGCGCGTCTTTCTGCGCGTCCTTCGTACCATCCACAGCGGAAAGATACGCCTTGTCAGCGACCTGCTGGACTTCCTTCGGCATCCCCATACGCACCAGCTTGGCCTTCTCCTGCGGCCAAGACCCACGCACATAACTGGAGCTTTGCTCAGCAAGATAGCGATTCCAGGTCTTGATCGCGCTTTCGTCTGAATCTTTCTTCTTGCTGATGGCCTTGCTGATGGCCTTCTTCGCGACGTAGCCTGCGGCGGCTTTAACGACCTTGCGGCCCACTGGAGTTTTGGCAACAGCGACAGCGCCACGGACCAGCGCACCGACTACCTCATCGGTGTGTTCACGCTCTGCGATGTATCGATCCCAGGTCTTCATGGAGCCTTCAGTCTGCTGCGCGAGCAGCTTCTCCAGCGCGCGCTTCGCTCGCTCAAGTTTGTGGTCTTTGCCGATGAGTTTGTGGTCCGCGTATATTTCCCACGCGTCTGGATCACCGACCGATGCTACTTGCTCAATGCGCCAACCGTCGTGCCGCCCGTCGCCCCCCTTGATGAACCAGGTTCGCCAACCACGCTTTGTGCCGTCTCTGAAAACCCAGCGCATCGTGTCTCCGTACACAAACAGTTCCCCAGGCCAACGTAGGCCAGGGGAACTGCTCGTCTTCTTCTACCGTTAGTAGAGAGAGCAGAATAGCAAAAGGCGGGGAGCCACCCCCCCGCCTTCTGCAAACCCGGCGGGGTACGACTAGAGGTTGACGATCTGCAACGTCGCGATCATGTCAGGATCGATGACCTTGATGACGTACTCGGACAGCAGCGCGAAGTCCTTGCGGAACCCACGAACGTGAACCGGCGCCTTGTAGAGCGGCACGTAGTCGCCCTTGATCGCCGCCGTCGAGACGAACTCCGGTCCACGGTAGGACAGAAGCGCCTGATCGCGCGGGTAGGTCGGATCCACGAACACGTCGATGTCGTGATCGGCGAGCCGCCCCAGGAAGCGCGGACCAGCGATACCATCGTTGGCGTAGCGCTGCCCAGCCCATCCGTCTTGGAACGCGATGGCGAACGCAATGGACGGATGAATGACCATGACGTTCGGGCGGGTGGTCTGCGTGGCCTCGTAGACGAGGTCTTGCAGACGAGTGATGAAGAGGTGGAGGGTCTTCAGGTGGTCACGGTACGACACGCCGGACGGAGCCGTGTTATCAAAGATGACCGCGCCGCCCGTGCTCTGCTTGCGCAGTTCATTGACGACATGCTTGAAAATCTCCTGCGAGATGAGACGCGCACCGGCTTCGATGATCGTGGGCTCGGCGTCGATGCCGAAGTCGTTCATGAAGTCCATGACCGCCTGCTGCGACCACGAAGCGCCCAGGGCACGCGGACGCGCCTCGACGTTCTCGGCCCGCAAGTGGATGCCGTACTCAGGAAGCTGAAGTGCGGCTTCGATGTTGAAGACGTACTTCACGCGAATGGTGTCGGAGGTCGCCGCAGCGAATCGGACACTCACGGTGCGCGAGATGTAGTCGATGGTGTTGGTGACACCACCGCCAGGAGCGCCGACGTCGCCGACGAGCAGACCGTTGCGGTTGTCCCGCACGACCAGACTGCCATCGGTGATCTCCAGAGTTCCGGGGATGACCGGACCGTAGCCCAGGACGACCGGGCTGTAGTCTGTCGAACCAGCCGAACCGAACGGCTCGTCATCGACCTTCTCCGAAGAGAAGTTCTCGCTACCACGGAACCCGTTCAGAGCATCGAACATGATGGCGCGGTCGGGCAAGTTGCCCTTGGCGCGCTCGGAGACGACATCCAGGTAGTGGATGCGACCGAGACGATTGCTCATCGGCTGGACGCTGATGACTCGGTCGACGATGTCGTCAGCCTGCGCCGAGGCGATGAGCGCGAGCCCGTTCTTGACCCAGGCGGGCAGGCTCGCGCGAGAGGTCTCGTCGATGAGCCCCTTGCCGAACATATCCATCGTCTTGTTGACGAAGTTCTCCATGAGGATTGCGCACTTGGTAGCGCGCAGCGGGTCGAGACCGTTTCCCGTCTCCAGAATCTCAAGCGGATTTAGCGCCTTGTCGATTCCGAGCGTCGGAAGGGTGAAATTCTGGAAACGGCGAACGCGGTCGCGGTGCTTGCGCACCATGGCCTCTTGAATGGAATTCGCCTGCTGCTGGTGCTCTTTCGATGCGAGCATATCTAACTCTCCTGGGTGTGATGATGCTGCTAGAGCAGCTTACGCGTTGCTACGACGACGACGGCGTGCTGCAGCCACACGGCTAGCCACGTTGCCTGATCCGATGTTGCCCGTCCGTCCCAGACCCTCTGAGATGGGCGAAGAAGACTCATTGATGCTAGTCGGCACGTTGCGTGCCTCCGTGCTGTCCACGGCGTTCTGTCCGCGACGATTGAACGTCTGCGACTCCGCACGCTCGACGAGCGGCGCTGGCTGCGGCGCGGGCTGCGCCTGCTCCACCAACGTGAGTAGCATCTGGGCCTCGTTGTGAAGCTCCTCGCGCGACTCGCACGTCCTCAGCCTCTGGGCGGCGAACTTTAGTTCTGGATGCTGCTCCATGATGCGGGTTCGGTCAGCGACCAAAGTCTCACGCTCGTGAGACTCGCGCAACGCGCTGATGGCCTCGTGCTGCTCCTGCACGGTGTCCTCGTAGCGCGCAAGCTCATCCTCCATGAAGGTGACCTTGCTGCGTAGGTGCGCGTTCTCCTCGCGGATACGAGCGATCTCGCGGAAGCTGGTGCTCTCGACGTACTCGCCGTCGCCCTCTTCGGACGCATCGTCGTAGTCGCCTGGCTCCTGGCCGTCGCCGTCCTGCCCGCGATCTCCCGGCTCGTTCATCGTCTTCATCGAGTACTCAGGGCCTTCTTTGCCCTTCCAACTGTCGCCCTTCGTGACGACACCGCTGTCACCGCCGTGGCGAGCAGGTAGATCGTCTTCGAAGACGGGTGCGCGGAAGACTTCGCCAGCCTTGTCACGCCAGTACTTCTCATGCATCGTGCTCACCTTGCCTCTGCCTCTGCCTCTTGACTCGGCCATGTAGATGGTCGAACCGTTGCGGTCGCGGACACCCTCAAGGATGCCCTGCTTGTCGTAGTACTCGTATGCGACCGGTTCATCACTCTCATTGAACCAGACGCGCACCGCGCCGACCAGCTTCTTGTTCTCGCTGATGCGGTTGAAGGTGTGGAAGTAGGTGCGGCTTTCCTTGCGGCTCTTCGTGCGTGAGCGCTTGTTGTCGAGCTTCTGCTTCTTCGTGAGCACGCGCTTCTTGCTGTCACCCTTGGGGATCGAGCGGTCGTTGTCCACGGCGTTGTTGTGTCGGAACGTCTTTTGGTACTCGGTGTTTGGGGCGTCTTTGCTGAACGCCTTCGCGAACATCGCATTGCTCGCCGTGCTGCCGCCATTTGGTCCCTTGCCGCCGAGTTTGGCTTCGCCCATACGGCGACCTTTGCTGTAGCCCACGATGTTCTCCATTTCGTAGTCGTCGTCATCGTCAGCGTAGTCGTCGTCAGCGTAGTCGTCGTCGTCGTCGCCCATGTCGTCGCCCATGTCGTCGCCCATGTCGTCGCCGTCGTAGTCGACGCCGCTCTCGAAGTCGCCGTCTTCTTCGTCGTTGAGTCTCAACTCGTCAACGTCGTCATCGCCTTCGTAATCGTAGTCGATGGGATCGCCGTACTCTTCTTCATCTTCTTCCTCGTTGACGTCGAGGTCGAGGTCGAGGTCTTCTGGATCTTCTAGATTCGCAGTCGGACTGATGCCGTCCGGCTCGTCATCATCGTCGGGAACCGTGTCGCCGCCCGCCATGCTGCCGCCCGCGCTCTTGTCAGGTGCGTACTCAGAGAAAATGCGTCGTCTACGCTTGGTGATGCCCATGGTGTTCTCCGTGATGACTTTACCAGCGGACACACGTCCGACGTGCTCGGCCTGCATCTTCTGAATCCCCTTCGCGGTAAGGACCCGGCATACGTGTGCCTTGGCCTGCTCACCGTCTTCATAGCTCGTATAGACCGTCAGCTTGTCGTCGCTGAGTTTGGTGACGTGGAACCCTGCCTTCTGCAGAGCAGACACCGCCGCCTCACACTCGGCCTTGCTGCCAGCTTCCAACTCTAACATCGTACCGCTGTAGGGCATCGACCCGAGTTGTTTCCACTCCTCTTGGAGCGTGCGCAGCCATGGCTTGAACTTGGAGTTCGCCTCGATGATTGCCTTGTGCCGCGCTTCAGTCGACTCGAATGAGAGCACGATCCTTGGTGTGCGCGACGGCTGGTGCGGCATCATGCCTGCCATGCCGGAAATGTTGGGCATGTAGGACGGCGCGGCGACGGCTTTGAGTTCGGCGCCTTCTTTGGCGATGGCGTTGGATGCGGCGGCGCTCTGCTGCGCTGAGTAGTGCCCACTCGCGAGGATCAGCTTGTAGTGGTTCTCGGCAACATGCTGCGCGGCGTCCCGAGTTGGGATGTGTGACGCGAGTCGCGAGGGTGCGAGGTTGTGTGGATGCAGCCACACCTCCCACTGACCAGCCGTACCCTGATACGCGCGATAGTGCGCGCTGCCGTCCTCGAAAGCCAAGAGGTACCTGCTGAAGCCGCTGGGAGGTACCTCTGACTCAGTGATCGCACACTTGCACACACCACCCTTGCAGTCGACCTGTGACTCACGCACCGCGCGCAAACCATCAGCTTCGGCAAGTTGGCGCGCCATAGTGATGTCACCGCCTGCGGACTCCACCAGCGCCTTGACATAGGCATCAATGTTCTCGCGCAGATTGCGCGCGCGGACTTCAGCACCGGGAGTCGACTCGTCGATGACGCAGTCCCATGTGATAGGGTCGAAGTCGAGTTGAACTTCGTCAACGCCGTTCTTATGTTGCACCGAACCGTTGCCGCGCGAGCTTAGTCCGAAGCGAACGCCATCACGAATGTAGGACTCGACAAGGCGCCCAGGTGGCGTCGACAACGTCTCAAAGACGATCCACACCTCGCCGTTGTCATCGGGCGAGAACGCCTCAGTCACAACGATGGCGGCGAGCGGCATCTTGGACTTGCCGTCTTCTGGGTGTTCCAGATGACCAATGACCCCACGGCCTCCGATCTTATTCTGGAATTCCGCGCCTTCGCGAAGATGCTGCTCCCACACCTCGCGCGGGTAGATACGCCCGTTGCGGTTCTTGACTTCGGTGTGTTGCGCCTTCGCGCGAACGCGATAGCGCCCGTTCTCAAGCTCCTCGATGAAGCCCTTGCCGCGCGTTTGCTTCTCAGCAAGAGCGCGCGGCTCTACCGGCTCAGGCCCGGCCTTCTCTGTGATGAGAGTGAAGACGTCGTAGGGAATGCCGTCAGCAGTCTCACGAAGTGCAGCGGCGGTAGCGACGATGGTCATCTATCGACCCCCGCCCAACGACGTGCGAAACCTCGACTGGGGAAGCCTGCTATGGCGTTGCCCCCTGGATCGGAAGTAGCGGTCGGAGCGGCTCTCTCCCGTGCTCATGCGCGCGGTTGCGAACACCTTGCGAATCCACGGAAGTTCATCCGGGTCCACGAGGTTCATGACTGTGCCATTCTTGTGCGGGTAGTAGGCGACGTGCATCTCGTACGTGAGGCGGTCACGTAGCGCCTGACTATTGGGTAGTCGATCCATCCACTGCTTGTGCTCGGTGCGGTCGAGGCGCACTGGGTACGTCTCAGCAACATCACCGCCGATAGGCACGTGCAGAAGAAGCTGCTGGTCAGAGGGGTGACTGCGATGAAACAGCACGACCTCCGGCAGTTCTGCGAGCTTAGGTAGTGGGATCGATTTCGCCATTTAGCCGTTCGCCATCTCAGCGTCCCAGCAAAGATCAATGTCCAAGGGCAGGTAGAGAGTGCCGTGCTCGTAGTCGGCCAAGATGTTGACTGCGTCGGTCGACACCGAGAATGCGAGTGTGATGATGCCGGTGCGGTAGTTGATGGAACCGTCCGCAGTGGCGCCGCTGATGGCTTCCTGACCGACCAGCCGACCGTCGCCCGTGTCACGGACTACGAAGGCGTTACCACCGACAGTGGCCGTGATGGCGACAGATCCTGGGGCGACGTCAGCCGCGTTCGTTGCGGGTGTAATTGAGTCGAGTAGTTGGAAGGTGAATCCGGTGTTGCTACCAGCATCGACGATGTTGGCCGTCTCTGCGTTTGGTCCCAACAGACGGACGCGCAGCAACTGACCACCTGGGCGATGACCAGAGTCGGGCACATCAGCGTTGGGATCGCGGGGCCACACGGGCACGAACCCGGCGTAGCGGCCTTTGGCGATGAGCCCCGTTGCGGGAATGGCTGGCGTCAACGTACCGACAGCAGCCCAAGCCGGTTCGACTTGAGCCACCGCCGTCGTGCCGTTCGGAAGCGTACCACCAACGGAGATGGTGCGACCACGGTTGAAGCGCGCACCGCCGCCTGCCACCGGAGTGACGGCGGCGCGAGCGGCAGCTTCGATGACGAACGTCGCAGCGGGAAAGACAGTGCCGTTCCGCTGCGCGTCATCCGTCTGTGGCAATGCAGTGGGCTGATCGACGTTGATGTAGAGCGGCGAGCCTCCTGGGATGTTGTCCTCAAAGACCACACCCAAAAGTTGCCGCGCTCCATCGTCTCCGCTCCGGTGGTTGTACCGGAGACGAAGCGCTGATCCTGATTGAACAATGCTCACGTGATTACACCTCTACGCCACTAGGCGATGGCGAAGACTAGATACGCGGATCGTTGCTCGCGCCGCCAGGTGGGAACGAGGTGTAGTCCTCTTTGACGCGGTAGGGCTCCTCACCGTGGTGACCCCACCAGGTGACCAGGTTGGTCGCTTGGTTTCCGTCGCGGGTCTCTCCGAGGAGAGCAAGGCTCGCCTCTCCCTTGATGCCGTCGGCGAAGGCTTCGCTTCCGATCTCGGGGATGTCTGGGGACAGAAGGTCGAAGCCCTGCGACCCGCCACCAGCCGCCAGAACGCCCGCGAACGGGTTGAACTGATAGGTGACGGTAGTCGGGTTGGCGAGAGTGCCGGACCCAGACGTCAGAGTGATGACACCCGTGGCATAGTCGATGGACCCGGTGACCGTGGCGATACCACCAGTGGTCTCGATCATGTTCCCCTTGCCGTCATCGACGAATGTCTCGACACCGTCAGTCAGGCTGACCGTTCCAGGGACCACGCGACCGAAGGTCGTGGGAAGCACTTCGGGGTACGACGTCGCGACGGTTGGAGTGCTGGTCTGCGCGAACCCAAACTCAGTCCAGTCGGTGTGGCTGTAGCCCGCGAGGACCGGCGCCGTCGCAGCCACTGCGTAGGTGAGAGAGATGATGCCGGTGAAGTAGTCGACGGTTCCGCGAAGAGTCGAGGTTCCGATGTCGACCAGGTTACCGGCCCCGTCGTCAACTACGGTCGCGGGTGCGCCAGCGTTTGTGATCGACAGAGTGCCGGGGGTGATGCTGCTGGACTGCAGCTTGCCCTTGAAGATCGTGAGTGGGTTGCCGAGCGCCGCCAAGTGCTCGCCCGTCTTGGTCTTGGTCGAGCCCCCGTGCGCCAACCGAACGTCAGCCGCAGCCGAGCCCTGGTTCATCGCACGCACACCAGTGGTGCGCAAAATGGGCGCTGAGAGCAGCGCGGTCTTACCACCAAGAGGCGGTACTCCGGTTCGATGCTCGTTCTCACGGGTCTTGGCCTCTGCGGCCCCAATCCCGGCAAAGCTGTAATTGCCTTCCAACGACATGATGTTCTCCTGTTTCGCTTACGCGGCCCCAAGGTTTGCCGGGGAGCCATCCACGGTTCTGATGACGGTGACGAGCAGCTTAACATTGCCGCCCGCATAAAGAGCAAGACGCGCTCTGGAACTGATGACCGTCTTAGTGACGCTTTTGCCAGGAAAAACCGTGGCAACGGTGTCGCTGATGTCGGTCCAACTGGAGCCGTTGTCGGACTCCTGAAACCGAATCTCGGCGGAAGACAGCGTGTCGTTGTTTTCGATGACAACGGTAGGTGCAACGCCGCCGTTGTTTAGAAACTCCACGATGCGATCAGCGATAGCTGGTGCGCCGTAGATACCCGACTCAACCTTGCTTGACACCGAACATCCTCCTACGTGACATTCCGACATTAACAGGTCGGATCAGTGGACACAATAGCGCGTCAAGTGTCAAACCGATGCCCCAATGACGCCGGTCAGTTCGTTCTCCAAAATCTCTGCCAGCAAGGCGTGAGTGGACTTGCCGCGCCTACGCAATGAGTTGACGGCCTCCGTCAACTCGGAGACCGATGCGAGCGTTTGACGACCGCCACTGGTCCGCTCCACCAAGCCTTCGGTAAGACTACCGAACATTGCGACATCAGCCAAGAGTCGATGATCCCGCGCGCTGAACGTCAGTCGCATCGTAGCGTCAACTGGCATGCTGCCGATAGTCTTGATCCGCTCGATGATGTCTATGCGCTCGCGCACGTCGAGGTATGGGCAGTGCCCAAGAATCGACTCGTTGAGCGTGCGGTAGTCTTCACCGCCGATGATCCGCTCGGGCAAGTCGGTTTCCATGATGATTGCGAGTGCCGCGTTTACTGACTCTGCGGTCGGTGTTGCGGTAGGGGCAAACTCTGGCGTAGGTGCTGCGCCGTCGCCCGGTGCAAGGGCAGGGGCAAGGGCAGGGGCGCCGTTACCGTCTACCGGCTCCATCGGCTGGTCGACGGTATCACCACCTACACCACCGTTCTCGCCCTTGAGCACTTCGTTGGCCTTGTCGATTGCGCCGCCGATCTTCTGGAGATCGTCGAGGAACGATGCGCCGAGAGTCTGCGCCTTCTCCAAGGCGCCCGCTGCGCGGTTCATACCACTGGCCTTCGCCATCGACGTGGCTTGGATGAGGTCGGCGGTGGTCAGTGCGAAGATAGCCTCGCGCGCCTTCTTCAAGTTCTCGGCTGCGGTCTTCATCGACTTGGCGGTAGCCGTCTTCTCGGCCTCTTGGCCGACGTCGAGGACTTCAGAGAGGAGTAGACTCATCACGCGGTCGTTCGACTCCGCGCGGTACTTCGGGTCCTTCTCCAGCATCGCAATCAGCTTGTCGGTGATGTCTGCGGCGTCTTTCTTTGAGAGTTGCGCGAACTTTAGGAACTGCTCAAAGCCAATACCAAGCGGCTCCAAGATGCCGGTGGAAAGTTGCTTGGTCTTCTTGAGTTGTGCAAACGCCGCCTTGGGCGTCAGCGCTTCGTGCAAGGGGAAGTTCCTTTTGAAGTCGGCGACGTTCTGCGCGCGCTGTGCACTGGTGAAAGGTGTGCCGAATGCTCTGCGTGCCTCCTGCACCGCGATCTGCTTTCGCATCTTAGGCTTCTCGGGGTCGTCTCCTTCTACGCCCTGCGGCGCGTCCACGATCTGCTTACGCGCGCGCGGTCCGCCTGCATCTCCGGTTGGCGCCTTCATCGCCATGTCGCCATGACCCAACGTATCGGCTTCCATCGCCAGAACGAAACGCCCCTCCAACACGCCAGCGCCTTCGTTGATCCAGATGTAGCGCATAGTGCGGTCGAATCGCTCAGTGCGCACGAGGTAGTCGACCATCTTACGCGACTCGTTGTGGTCGACTACCGCCTTGGTCTCGGAGACCAAGGCGCGCTCAATGACGTCACTGAGCTTGACGTCCATCTCGATCAACGTCGAGACGACGCCGAGAGACTCTGCGAGGTCAAGGATGCTGGGAATCGGCGTGTCGAACGTCGCGTCTACGACGACAGTTTCTCCGATGCAAATGATCGTAGTCTTGCGCGTGTCGGTGAACGCGTGCTTCGTGGCGTCCTCCTGTGACTCGATCCACGACCCACGCATCCCAGCGTAGTAGCCGCGCACCTTCGGCTCTCCGTAGAAACGGTCGAACCCACCGCGACGAAGGCGCGCGAAGCTCGACTCAGTCACGACCGCACGAAGCATGGACGTGCGCCCGTCAGCACCGATGTAGCGGAACTGCGGGCTGCTGATGCGTGCTTCGAATTGACCTGACGCGTGCGCGCGGTTGAGTCGAGCAAAATCCTCACGAGCAGCGGACTCACGCATGGTGCGCATGGCGTTGTGTGCACTGCGCTGCGCGGTCGACGTCAGTCGAGACGACGATGGGAAACCCAAAGAGATAGCGGAGCGCTCCTCTCGCAGTGCGGGTCCGAGCGTGTGCTTAATGAACGCGCTCTTACCAGACGACGGCGGGCCAACGACAACGATGACGTTGCTGGCGGACTCCATGATCTGTTCAAGGTCGGCAGTCTCCACGAGGCGGTCGCCGATGAACGACTCACTCATGGACTCTTGCACGAACTCGTTCCCGATTCGGATGACGTCACCGCATGGAACGCGGATGAGGCTGGTCTCGTCGTCGGTCTCCAAGATCACCACGACCGTACCGGCGTCGACTTCGCTCGTGCCGTAGTCGACACCTTCTGGCAGCACGCCCGCTCGCTCAACAGTCGCGGCTCGGAAGACCTGAACGAATTCGGTTCCGCTGATGCGCTGGTAACTTTCCTGCTTCTTCCCGAACGCGTTCTTCACAGAAGTGAAAAACTTCTCTGCACCCTTCTTGAGTGCACCGACACCGGATGCTTGACCGGCGTACTCCTGCTCGCGCGCCTGCGCCTGTTTGATCGACATGCCAGCGTAGTCGCGGCTGTCGCCACTCGACTTGCTGCTGCTGCTGCTGCTGCTGCGGCTGCTCGACCCGGCCCCACCTTTGGTAGTCATCATCATGACGGCCATGTTCTCGGCGACCGACTCATTGTAGAGATTAGACTTGAGCGCGCTCATCGCCGCTTTCTTGATCGTGACGACCTCATGCCCGGCCAAGTAGTCGAGCGTGTCGAGTACACGCTCAACCAGCTTGTGGGGCTGCGCGGAGAGTCCAGTGGATATGACGAGGTTGATGCCCTCCAACACACGGCGCGTGTCGGAGGAGTTGAGAAGTGTCAGCGCATCGCGCAGGTTCTCATCTACGGACTCGCGCTTCAGAACCTTAGACGCCATAGACGCCGCCCTGCTGAACATCCCAGGCTTCTTGGGCTTGGGCGGCGCACTGCGTCCACCCTTCGCCGCTGACTGGCGCTGACTGCGCGCCGTCTGGCGCTCCTTAGCCGCCTTGGCGCGCGCCGCGTTGGCCGCTGGGCCGGTGTGGTTTAGCTCATCGAGCAACGCTTCGTAACTCTCGCCGAGGTAGGACTCTTGTGCGGGTTGCGGCGCTGCGGTCTTCTGCGCGAGGATGGTCTGTAGGCGCGCCTGCTGCTCAGGCGTCATCTGCCCCTGCATGCCCTGCGCCTGCTTGAGCGCCTCTTCATCACCCTGCTCAGCGGCGTCGAGGAAGCCATCGACATCCTGCGGTGCGTCGGGATCTGCGGGAGCGGGAGCGGGAGCTTCAGGCGCGGCTTCTGCGTCAGGTGCCGGTGCGGCTGGCTCTTCGGCTGCAGGTTGCTCATCACCAGGTTGCGCGGGCGCTTGCCCTACCGCATCCTGGCTAGCAGTCTGCTGCGCCATCTGCTGCTGCTGCACACTCGGTTGCGGGGGTTCCGTACCAGTCGCCGCCATCTGGTCGGCGCCGCGCTGAGTCGGTTGCCCACCTTCGGTGCCGTTGGCTACCTGCGTCGCCATGCTCTGTAGCATCTTAGAGAACGCCTGGCGCAGTGCGTCCATCGGCACTTCCGTGCCGTCTGGTAGACGTAGTGCGTTTGTCGGTCCGCCCTGCTCCTGTGTGGGAACGTGCTCAGTGGGTTGCGGCTGCGGCTCCTGCGGGTTGCTCTTGCTGTCGGCAGGAGAACCTTGCCGCATGTCGGGTTGGTCCTTCGCGATGCCGCCGCGATCATCACTGTTATCGCCGCCCGTGTTGCCGGTGCCGGTGACGCCCACCGCCGCGCCGCCAGCCTCCACGAGTCGACGGAGCGCATTTACCGATGTCACGTTCTCGGGAACAAACGTGTTGATGTAGTTCTTCGGGTTGTTCGCGCGCTGAATCAGGTTCAGAAAGTTTCCGATGTCGCGGCGGTTGGCGTGCTCGATGAACTGCGCGAGCTTGTTGCGCGTGTCAGGCGCCATGTTCTCTACGAGCTTCTCAAAATTCGTGGCTTCCGCCAACACAGTGACCACGTCGCGCGGGATGCAGAACGACGAGAGGCGCGTGTGATAGCGCGACATGGCGTTCCCGCCGTGCCCGCCGTGGATGCCCATGAACATAGCCTCGTTGAGACTGGTGCCGGGCTGGCGGTGGATTGCTTCTATGAGCGCACGCTCACACTCATCGCCGTCTAGTCCACTGGTGAACATGGACTCAGGTAGCGAGACGTCGACACGGTCGAAGCGGTCGGCCAGTTTGGGACCGACGACTCGTGTGCCGCCTAGATCAGCGGCGAAATGGTCGATGCTCTCCTGCGCCTGCGTGTCGTAGCCGAGTGCGGAGACCATGCCACCGCCGTCGACATGCGTGGCTTGCCCACCGTTCTCGGCCACGCGTTTGGCGAACGCCGTCGCCTGACTGGGTCCTGGCAGTTGGTAAACGATGCTGCCCTCGTTCAACGGGGTCAACTCGCTGGCATAAGCCATCACACGGTCGCGCGTGGCTACCGGGAGTTGCTTGATCTCTTGCAGTAGTTTTGAGTTGTGTGCGATGGCTCGCTCAATGTGCGGCCACGCACGAACAGAAACGGAGTCGACGCGAACAGGGCTCTCGACCAAAGCACGGTACACGCGAACAGCGCGCTCAAGATTCTTCAAGATGTCTAACTCCCTGCTGCGTTCAGCATTTTGCCAACGTCAACGTCCTGCGCGATGGCCTCAACGTCTGGACTCTGCCCCATGACGACCATCTGCACCCTGGTTCCGTAGTCCTCCGGTGACCTAGCGTAGAACGCTGGATCAGGTGAGGCAACATCCTCGCCGATACCTGGAAGAAAGAAAACCCACCAGTCGCTTTCGATTTGTTCATTGGGCAAGCTCATGTTCGGGCTGGCGATCAGTTCGATCTCGCCTTTCGCCTGCTTGAGCGACCCAAGAAGTTCGTCGATCTCGTCACCACGAAGAATCGGATCGAAGAACATATAAACCGCACCAGACTCGTTGTCAAACTCGACATCAGACAGTACGTCCATGTCCTGCGAGACGATTAGCCTACGCAGCAACGCCTCAAAGTCGTCTTCGACTGAGGGGTGCTCCAGGTTCTTTCCAATGTCCTCACGCAACTGCTGACCAGCGGAGTAGGCAAGGATGCGATCCTTGACATCCATGATCTTTTCGCGCACTTCCACACTGGCTTCCAGTCTAGACTTGTTGAACTCAGCCTGCGCGCGGTGATATTTGCGACCCTCGCGACCACGGTGCCATTCTTTGTGCTTCTGAATCTTGCGGGGACTGTTGCCGCCCTTCGCATTCTTCTTGTTCTGCAGCGACTTCTGCACATCCTTATTTGGTTTGTGCCGCTGCTTCGTAGTCGAAAAGCGGAAACCTTGAATGGGATGTGAGAGCCCCTCGCCAGGCTCGCGCGGATTGCTCGACGAACGCCGCGTGTCCTCTTCGGTTCTGAACTCACCGGTCACGCGCTGATGCTTCTGGTCCACGGATCGCGTGCGGGCGTGCGCGCGTCCCAGAGAATACGCAGCACTGGCGTACGACACCTCGTCTAGCACTGCGTCGCGCTCAGCGACCTCGCGAAGTCTGGAGACCTCACCGCGACCGAGAGCGTACCCAGTAGCGGTGTGCACCAAGGCCCACAGATACTCCTCGCCGATCAGACGTCGCGACGGGATCAAGTCCAGACCGAGCGACGAGACCTCCACCATCGCCGATGGCTCATCCGAGAAAAGCTCAACGGCGCTCACCAACTCAATCGGGGCGGCTTCATAGAGACCGTGCGCACCCAGCGCAACCATGTCTAGATTGGGTAGCGCAGATTCCAACGCCGCGACCACTCGCGCGGCCTTTTGCATGCCCTTCCCGATTTCAACACTCTTCACGCTGGTGGCTGTCGCGTCAGCCACGAACAGCGCAGACAACGGCGCGTCCATTAGATGAACGAACCCACCGACAGCGAGGTAGAGCAGCATCATCTTGTAGAGCGTGCCGTCACACATGCCGCGCAAATCATCGTCGGCGCGGTAGGCGTCGAACGACACCGGCTTATACATATCGTCTCGCCCGACATACTTGGCGACGCGCCAACCGCGCGCCCACGCGCGTGTGTAGACGGCGTATGAAAGTCGGTCAGGTACCGTGTAGTCGATGATCCGCGACTCCACGTGATGCATGACTTGATGTGCGTGCTTCAGCGCTTCGTGCGCCTTTGTGAACCCAAGCATCTTCGTTGCCTTCGCGAGTGCGGCGAGCAATAGCGGGACACCTCCGACAACGGCGTAGAACAGGCCCACAAGCGTGGTGAATCCAAGGGCCTCGTCAAGCTGAGACTCACCCAGACCTGCTTCCTCCACGCTTTCTATGCGCGAACCGGAGAACGCACCACGCATACGGTCGTTGAGACCGCGCGCCATGCGCATTTCAACGGTGACGGGAACAGGCACGCCGGAGTCGCGTGCAGCTTCATCCCAGATGTCCTGCACAACACTGAGTTGGCGCCCGAACTTGAGCAATTTCTCTACACGCTTACGCAGTGCTCCGATGACCTTGTCAGCCGTATCGCCAAGTGTGCCTTCGTCGATCACAACATCGTGATCCTCAAAGGTGGCGTCGTGATCCTCGATCACACACTCACTGAACGGGTCGATCAGCAGGTACCTGCTAGGGTTGCGCGTGGCGAACAACCGCGCACGCTGTCGCTTGTCATCGAACTCGACGACTAGTGCAGGGTCAGTTGCGGACTCGACGCGGTAGTGAAAACCGCAATCAACCGGCCCCTCAAAGAACTGCTTGAGGTTGTCGACGCTACCGCACGTCTCTGAGATTGCAGAGTACGAGACAGTGATGACGCGTGAACACGACTCGTCCTTGAGGTATACGCCGAACGATTTCCTGCCCGACTCGATCAGCGCTTGAATACGCTGCGAGCGAGATACGCAGACGACTGGCATCGACTCACCTAGTTCGCGACTCCACGTGTAGGTCACGACTGGTCGTTGAGTGGCACCCTGCCACGGTGTGCCCCACTTCGGTGCGCCCCACGTAATCGTGACGTTGTAGGTCTTCGCTTTACGGTGCTTCCCGCGCACCTTCATCTTGGTTGGTGCCCTCAGCGCCTTGGCGAGTGCGGTCATCACCTCTAGGTCACCGCGTTCTAGTCCGAACGCTTCAGGATTGATGTCGCTGTTTTCAGTTCCGTTACCGCTTGTGGGTGGTTTGGATGCGTAGAAGTTATCTGGCGACGTATAGGACGTCTTCGGTGCAGTCAGCGAGTATTTGACGCCGCTATTGAGATTCTTGACCACGAGCTTGACGTAGCCCGCGACATCACGCTCCCCCTTAACGACATCACGCTCGGGTGGTTGGATCTTTCGATCTTGGTCAGCACGGACGATGTCGCCTGCGGCAACCATGACCGAGCGCGGGAAGCGTTTGGAAGTCGTGTAGCTCTTCCAGTCGACGCCAGCGATAGCGTCCAACGCATCGACCACGGCATCGGCTGTCGCACGCTTCTTAAAGCCGCCAAGACCGGCGCCGCTTGGGATGTGGCTCAGGTAGTAGCCGCCTTTTGTCGTCTCAATGGCCCACACACCGTCATCGCTGATGAAGCCCTTGCCTTTTAGGGTCGTATTCCCTTGCGATGTCCTGGCCGAGAACTCGCCCTGTACAAACTTGGCCTCATCGACGTGCTCAACGGACTCGTGGACACGCGCGTGTTTGCGAATCAAACTCGCACTGTTCTTGAGGAGTGCTTCCATACCGAAGTGCTTCTTAGGGAGACGCTTCAACTCTTCGTAGGTCATCCACTCAGCGCGCTCAGTCTCCCAGTCGAGGCGCGGCTTGAATTCGTCATCGACCAGTCCGATGAAATTGGAGAAGCGAAAGCCGCCGCCTGGGGATGTGAACACGTAAGCGGGAATCAACTCGACGCCCCTACAACATCCAAGCTCTTCAAGCATCTCACGCTGCGCTGCGTGACGCGGGTTCTCACTCGCATCCACAGCGCCACCAAACGTGCCCCACGTGCCCGGCTCATTAACGGACTTCGACCGCAGGCTGACCAAGATTCGTCCGGTGCTCTTTGCGATTGGCAACACACCAGCACCAGCGTTGCCCCAGAAACCCTCACCAGCAGCATCGGTAGTGATCGCGTGAGCGCCGGTACCCCACTCAGCTTCACTTACAGGCTCTGCAGCCTCCTCCAACCTATCGACGTACTTGGCCCATTCGATGATGTTCTTTTCCATGTATGCAAACAGTTCTTCTCGCGCACGCTTGATCGTGTTGCCAAATGTTGTCGAGCTTTCTGAGTGGAAAACCTTCTGGTTTCCGAAACCGTTTCCACTTCCGATGCGACCCTCACCAACGAGTCTGAATTTCTTGTAAACCTTCGCGTGTCCCCGGTTTGAGAAATTCTCAACCGGAAGCTCGATCACGTAGACGGTTGTGTCGGCGCGCAATCCGGTCATCTTCCAACCAGGCTTACCAGTCGGGGTTACGCTAGGAACTAGATGCGCCTTAATAGATTCGTAAGCGGGGGTCATTTGGTGCGCGCGAATCGAATTGATGGTCTTGCGAATCTCACCCTCAATGGCCTTGGACATCTTGTTTATTAGCCCAGGCGCACCGCCGGTCGCGGCGGCAATCATGCTCGCCACTTCGCGCGTCTTGTTCACGACCAGCGTGAGTTCGCCAGAGACCAGATCCCACTCACTGCGCACCGCGAAGTTGTGCGCGTCGTGACCGGCCTTAGTAATGATGTCCAAAGCGCCGCTGACCTGTCGGCTCTGTGCATCCGTCATCAACGCCATACCGGCGAGCGCCTTGAAGCGATCTAACGCACCGCGCTCAGTGATGGTCCGCACGGACTCAGCCAGTGCGGCATCAGTCGGGCCGGGGACTTCGCCCTTGCATCGTGGGCACGTCTTGGGGTAGCGGCCGGGGTATTTGGGGAATCCTAGCTTGCACTCAGGGCACTGACGCGCGGCCCCACGAAGCATGCCACGCGCCATCCCGGCAGTGATAGAGACGCGGCCTGTTTCGTTGAGGTCTGTCATCGGGCCTTGCTCACTCCCGGCATGGTAACTGATCCGACAGAGAT